CCCGATGGCCTCACGCTCTCCAGCGCCGGCCTCTTGAGCGGGGATCTCCCCGCCGCGGGCACGTACGACCTCGAAGTCACCTGCACCGCGGCGACCGGCGCGACCGACACAAAAACCTGGCGCCTCGTCGTCCAGGCGTCGCCACCCGCCGGCGGGGCCATCCGCATGTCTTTGTTGGGAGTCGGCTGATCATGGCCAGCGTTGAGCATATTGCGATTTCAGCATTAGCTAGCGGAGACAATGTCTTACGTGCGGCCGTAACGGGCAGTCAGATTCGTCTGCTGTCGTACACGCTCGTTTGCGATGCCGCCGTTGGAATGAAATTCAAGGACAGTGGAGACCTGAGCGGCGTCATGTCGTTCGCCGCCAATGGCGGCGTGTCGGCTCCCTTCAACCCTGAGGGGCATGTAGAGACCGCAACATCTTCACCGCTGGTTCTCAATTTGTCGTCCGCCGTGGCGGTCGCTGGGCATGCCACGATTCAGATTTTTCCGTAATTCCAGTCGTTTTCGCAGGGTGATTTGTGCTGCGTCGCCTCCTCAATTCGTTGTCGTCGTTTGCCCGGCGGTCGATTCCGCTGTCGATTCTGCGCGCGGGTTTCCCCACGCAGACCATCAGCGGTGTCAACGTCACTGAAGCGACGGCGATGAAGCTGGGGGCGGTGTACGCCGCCGTGCGCGTGATCGCTGAGACGCGGGGATCACTGCCGCTGCGCGTCTATCAAGTCAACAAATCGGGCAAGCGGGCGGTTGTCAACCTGCATCCCGTGGCGCAGGCGCTGGGGTATGAACCCAATGCCGACATGACGCCAATGGTCTGGGGGGAGACCTCGACTGCGCACGTGCTGACGTGGGGCAATAGCTATAACGAGATCGTCTGGAATGAAGCCGGGGAACTCCATGCGCTGATTCCGCGACATCCGTCTTTGGTTGATCCCTATCGAGACCGCGCTGGTTCCTTGATGTACCGCGTCGCCAGCGACAGTGTGGGAGACACGCGGTATCTGGATCGTTCGCAGATGCTGCATGTTCCCGGCTTGGGGGGCAACGGCATTGTCGGTTGGTCTCCGATTCGCATGTTCGCGGCGTCGATCGGGGTGGGACTCGCGCAAGACCAGATGGCGGGGGCGTACTTTGGCAACAAGGCCAAGCCTGGGATTGTGCTGACGTCGACCGCCGTTATGACCGATGAGGCCTTTGCGAGATTAAAGCGCGAGATCGACACCCAGTACAGCAACGAAAACGCCTTCCGCGCCTTGCTGCTCGAAGGCGGAGTTACCGCGTCGAATATCTCGGTCCCGATGAACGAAGCTCAGTTTTTGGAGTCTCGCGAGTTCCAGGGAGAAGAGATCGCCAGTCGCATGTTTCGCCTGCCGCCGCACGTTCTGGGCTATTTGCGGCGCGCGACGTTTTCAAATATCGAGCAGCAGGATTTGTATTTCGAGAAGCATTCGATGCGCCCCTGGCTCGTGCGCTTCGAGCAGGAGATCAATCGCAAGTTGTTCAGCCGCAAGCAGTGGGGCAAATTCTACGTCAAACACAACGTAGACGCGCTGTTGCGGGCCGACATCAAAACCCGCTTCGAAGCCCACAAATCAGCGATTCTTTCGGGCTGGAAAAGCCGCAACGAAGTCCGTGCGCTTGAAGATTTGGACCCGCTGGACGGCTTGGACGAACTCCCGTTGCCGGAGGCGATTTTCGGCAAGTCGGCGCAGCCTGAAGTTGCCCCGCCGAGCGAACCCGCAAAAACAGAGGTGGCCGCATGAATCATGAAACACGAGTGATCTCTCGGCAACTCGAAGTGCGTGCGGACGGCGACAAGGTGTTCGCCGAGGGCTATGCGGCGGTCTTTTACAACCCCAGCGACATGGCTGGCACTCAATACAACCTGTGGGGCGACTACTTCGAGCGCATCATGCCGGGTGCGTTTGACGAAGCCTTGAAGCGGGCCGACGACGTTCGCTGCCTGTTCAATCACAACGTGGATTTGGTGCTTGGCCGCACGAAGTCGGGCACTTGCACATTGCGCGTCGACGCGGTCGGTCTCTGGTTCAGTTGCCAGTTGCCCGACGACGAATGCGGCCGTTCGACCGCTCAGAAGATTCGCCGCGGGGATGTTTCCGGCTGCTCGTTTTCGTTCTTGGCTGACAGCACGGTCTGGCGCGAAGAGGGAGAGTTGACCTATCGCGAAATCATGAGCGTGCGGCTGTACGACGTTGGTCCGGTCACGTTTCCCGCTTACTCCGGCACTGATGTGACGCTGGCTAAGCGGTCGTATGAAACGCATCGCCGCGCCCATCCTCCGCGCGACCTCGCCAGCATTGAGCGATCTCGCCGCTTGCGGCAGGTGATCGCGCAATAGGAATAAATCCAGGAAACGCCCACTGTAGTTACAGAAGGCCCTTGCGCCCCGCGTGACAACCAAAGGACTGTGCATGAAGACGCTGAAAGAACTGTTGGACCGGCGGGCCGCAATCGGCTCGGAACTGAAAGCCCTGGAGGATAAGCGGGTCGCCGAGAGCCGCGAGTTCAGCAGTGAGGAGTCAGAGCGGATTGACGCTTTGCTCGCGGAGCGCGACGAACTCGCCCCGCAAATCGAAGCCAAGCAGAAAGAGCAGAGCGACCAGCGGTCGCGGCGCATGCAATCGGCGCTGCAGTCCAACGCGGGGTTCTCGAATCCTCGCGGCCCCGAACCGGCCAGCGGCGATGGTCGCGATCCGGTGACCAATCCCGATGGCAGCCGCTACAGCCTGTTGCGCGCCATTGAGCGTCGCGCTCAAGGCTTGCCGCTCGATGGCTACGAGGGGGAGATTTCGCAGGAGATTGCCCGGCGTTCCGGCAAGTCGCCGCAGGGCTTCTTTATGCCCATGTCGCTGCCGACTGAGCGGCGAGACTTTGACGCGACGGCGGGGGCCGGCGTCATCCAGACCACGAAGCTGATGTCGCGGTTCATCGACATCTTGCGTAATCGCACGGTGATCGCTGGTCTCGGTGCGACGATGCTCGGCGATATGACCGGACCGTTCGAGATCCCCAAGCAGACCACGGCGGGGAGCGCCTATTGGGTGACTGAGGGCAACTCCCCGACCGAGTCGGCGCAGGCCATCGGTCAGGTTGCGTTCGCTCCGGCGACGCTGGGGGCCTTCACTGACATCACCCGCAAGTTCATGAAGCAATCGGGTTCGCTGGATGCCGAAACGTTCGTTCGCAACGATCTCACGCGGGTGATCGGCATCGAACTCGACCGTGCGGCCATCAACGGCAGCGGGTCGGGAGCGCAACCCACGGGGATTCTGCAGAACAGCAGCATCACCACGGTCGCGATGGACACGGACGGGGCTGCGCCGACGTGGGCGAAGATCGTTGAATTGGAGTCGACGATTGCCGCCGCGAACGCCGACGTCGGCACGATGGGTTACCTCACCAGTGCCGTCGGCCGCGGCAAAATGAAGGTCACGGAGAAGGGAACGGCGGGCTATCCGGTCTACTTGTGGGGTGATGACAACCGCGTGAACGGCTATCGGGCCGTGGCCACCAATCAGGTGCCCAGCAACCTGACTAAGGGTACGGGAACGAATCTCACCGCCATGATTTTCGGGGACTTCTCCACGGTCATGATTGCGATGTGGGGCGGTCTCGACATTCTGATTGATCCGTACAGCCTGTCGACGGCCGGATCGGTTCGCGTGGTTTCGCTGCTCGAAACGCAGATCAAGTTCCGGCAGGTCGAAAGCCTCGCGAAGATCGTCGACATTGTCCGCACCTAATCTCTGGTGGGGCGGTCGGTAGGAGTAGGCAGCGGGCTTGTAATCCGCTGCCTACTCCTCTGCTCTCGATTCTCTTTCGATGGGATTTGCCGATGCTTGTTCAGTTCACTCGTGACGTGCTGGTCGGGACTCGTACGCATGCGGCTGGTAGCGGTGACGATGTCGACGAGGATGTCGGAAAACGCCTGATTTCTGAGGGGTCGGCGGTGATCCCTGCCGGTCCGGCTGCCGAGACTGCTGATGAGCCGCGTCGCGAGGAACATCGCGACGAACCCCGCAAGGACGCTGCTAGGAAGGTTCCCGACAAGAAGCCTTCGTAAGGCCGAATTTCCTGCTGATACCTTTTGTGGGCGGTAGCAATCAATGGCGGAGCCGCTGACAGTCGCCGAAGCGAAAAGCCATCTTCGAGTGAATCATTCCTCCGAAGACACCTACATCGGCAGTCTCGTCAGCGCGGCCCGTCTTGATCTCGAAGCGGAGACGTGGCGGTCGATTGTTCGCGGTTCGCGAACGTTGGTGTTGGATCGGTTTCCCTGCGGCAGCGACCCGATTTATCTGCCACGGCCGCCGCTGGTTTCCGTGCAATCGATCACGTTTATTGACGCCTGGGGCAGCAGTCAGACGCTGACCGGATTCCAGGTTGAGGCGACTCACGAACCGGGTAAAATCGTGCCTGCCGCGAACGCCAGCTGGCCGCAGACATATCCGCACCCAGCGGCTGTGATTATTGAATTCACGGCGGGACACGCGGACGGAAATGTTCCGGAAAACATTCGTCAGGCCATGCGATTAAAAATCTCTGAATTCTATGAAGGGCGGACTCCCTCTGTGCAGGAGCGGCGCACAACGCTGGATCGCATGCTAGAGAAAATCCGCTTTCGCGACCTGCGGATTTCGCGGTTTATGACTGGGGAGGTCGAAGATGCCCGGCTGGGCTTGTGATCGTCAGGGGGCCGGTGCTCTGCTCGATTTGGTCACGATTCAACGACTCAAATCCAACGCCACCGTGAGCGATCTTGGTGAGACTCTGCAGCATGAAAACACCAACTGGGAGACGCATTGCCAGGAGTGGTCCGAAGTCCATTTTTTGAGCGGTGATGAGTCTGGTCAACCGACGCAGCAAGTCGCGTTGCGGGCATGGGCATTGAGAGTGCGTTGGCATGCGACCACGCTGTCGATCACTTCGCTGATGCGTGTTGTGCTCCCGACGGGTCAGACGCTGCAAATTACGGGCACGGCCGATCCCGATCGGCTGCGCCGCTGGATTGAGATTAGTGCGAAAGAGACGGCGTCGTGAGCGTTGATGGCGTCGATCAGATTGTCCGCAAACTGCGGCGACTTCGCGACTCGGGGGCCGACAAGGCGGCAACATCCGCCACGCGCGCCGCGGCCCGCGTGATCGAAAAGGGAATCAAGGACGCGATTCCTGGACAATATCGAGACGCAAAGAAAGCCGTTGGCCGCCGGGTTCGCAACCGCAAGGGGAAAGTTGTCGCGAAGGTGGGTGCGGGAGTCGGCAAGCGTCCCGGCAAAGCAAAAGACCGCACGAAACGGGGCGGAGTCGGCCTGAGCAAAAACAACATTCATTGGGCGATTTTGGGCGTGCAGGATCGGCAGACCAAGAGCGGCTCGAATCGCGGCCAGCACGGAGGATTCCTGGCGGGTGTCGTACAGCAGGGTGCTTCCAACTCGCAGATCCGGGCCGCGGTGGCCATGCGGGAAGCCGCAAAAAAAGAGATCGAAAAGGCGGTGAAATGAAGGCGGGATTGAGATCGCTGCTGTTGAGTCAATCGAGCGTCACGGCCATCGTTGGGGCCGCGGGCGCTTATGTGCAGCATGCCGCGCAGGGAGTGTCGCTACCCTATGTCGTGATTCATCAAGAGCAAGCTGACAACAATAATACGCTGGATTCGACGTCCGGTTCTTTTCGCGCTCTCGATTTTGAAATCGACTGCAAGGGCCGCACGGCCGCAGAGTCCGAGAGCCTGCGGGAAACGGTCCATGATTTATTGAAGGACTATGCTGGTGCTGCGGGAGCGCAGTTGATCGACGCTGTCATCGTCAATGACGAGTTCGATTCCGTGGAAAAGCCGTTCGACGGCAGCGACAATAAAACTTTTGTGGTGACGCTGGATATTACGATCCAATATCATCCCGCATAATTCACTCCAGGAACCAGTGAGGGGAGGTGATCCTTGGCAATTGTTCGCAGCAAGGGGACGCTGCTCAAGATGAGCATCGCCTCGGCGATGACGACCGTGTCGCAGATGATGAGTCTCGATCTTCCGGAATCGGAAAACGAAACTTTTGAAGCGGATTATCTGGACAACACCGCGGCGGGGATTCCCTACAAATCGACGGGTCGCAGCGAAGGCGGAGAACTCGGCTTTGAGGGTTTTTTCGACCCGGCTTTGGCCGCGCATCAGGCCATCACGGATTTGATTGTCACGCCCCCCGTGGGGGGCACTCAATGCAGTGTGGTTTTTGCCGACACCGGGGCGACTGCGTGGTCATTCACTGCCGCGGGGGCCTCGCTGGGGGTTGGCGTGCAGTTGAAAGAAGGCCTGAAAATGAAGGGCAAGTTCAAGGTCGACGGACTCGTGACCTATCCGTAATTCGTCGATTCCTCTATTCGATTCTCGGGGATTTTCTGCATGAAATGCACCTTGATTCGTGACATGGATGGAGAGACCGGGAAACCGCTTCCGGCGGGGACTGTGATCGATCATCGCGACGCCTTTCGCCTCGTGCAGATGGGCGTGGCGATCCCCCTGGATGAAGACTGCCGTCGCAAGTGTCTCGCCCTGGGCCTGACCCAGGAGGAGATTGCTGATGCGCGGAAGGCGTATGAGCGCACGAATCTCGGGATTCATCCCGACGATTTCGAGGCTTATGAAGCGGGTTGGATGGCGGGCTACTTGCGCACCAACAAGAACCCGAAAGTCGATGCGCTCGGGAACACTTCGAATGTCTGGAATCCCGGCCAGAAATGGGATGAGTATCAGGCCTTGCTCGCGCAGCGGCAAGACGAACTGCTCGCTGAGGATGATGACGACGAGGAAGAGCCGGACTGCCCGGCGGAGGAGTAGTTTGTGCTTCAATTCTTCGACCGTGTTCATTCTCTCTTCAATAACTTGATTTCGGAGTTTCGTTCCATGCTGTTGACTCGCAGTGAAATCGTGCGTCCTGCCGAGCGTCGCTTTGCGGAATATCAGCTGAGTGATGGACGCAGCTTTCGCGTCCGCTCGCTCAATGAATCCGAACGATCGCAATGGGAGGCTGATTCGGTCGATGCCGCGGGCAAACCCAAGCGCGACCGGCTGCTCTCCGCGCGGCGGCGTCTCATCTGCCTGACGCTGGTCGACGAGCAGGGCCAGCCGCTGCTGTCGTATGGCGACCAGGCCCTGCTGGCAAATCAGGATGGACGGACGATGGAGGAGGTCTATCGCGCCGCCGCGAAGCATTGCGGAATTGCCGAAAATGAAGTGGAGGCGCTGGTAAAAAACTCTCAGGAAACCCACGCCGCCGCCTCGCCTTAAGGCTAGCCCGGCAGTGCGGCACTCCATTCGTTGACGATTTGCTGGCGTCATTACAGCCGCGGCAATTTGACGAATGGAGTGCCTACGAGCGATTGGAGTCGTCGACACCGGAGAGGCTGCACGCTCAGTTGTCGGCGATTGGGGGGGCGGTGTTGTATGAATTGCAGGTGCTCTCGTATTACGTCGCGCAGTTTGTCATGAGCGAGGATGGACGCAGGGAGTTGAAGCCGCCGCGCGTCCCAAAACAGGAAGCTCTCGACCCGCTGGCGCGCCGGGAGGCAACAAAAAATCGGACTGATGAAAAGGCTTCCACGGAAGATTTTTTGTCGGCCAGCGTGGCGGCATCCATGCTGCGCGGGGCAATGAAAAGATAAAAGGTGCTGCGGTGTCAGCGATTGGCGACCTCGTCGTGAATCTGGTGGCCAGAACGAAGCAGTTCACCGGCCCGATGACGAGCGCTGTCGGTGCGCTCTCTCAATTGAAGTCTGCGGCGGCATCGTCAACGAGCGGATTGGGGGGGGTTACCGCAGGCCTTGGTGCGGCTGGGGTGGCGGCCACCGCAGTGGTTGGTCTGGCGGGCGCTATCGGATTGGTGGCCGGTAAGGCCGTCGCAATGGCCGCGTCACTGGAGACCAGCACGGTGGCGTTTGAAACGCTGCTGGGATCGGCCGACGCCGCCCGAGAACACCTGGGGCAACTGCAGCAATTCGCCGCCAAAACTCCGTTTGAATTCAATGAATTGGTCGGGGCCTCGCGACGACTCATGGCGCTGGGTTTCGAGTCTTCGCAAACCCTGCCGATTTTGCGAGTCGTGGGGGACGCTGTCGGCGCACTCGGCCTCGGCTCCGAGGGCATCGATCGGGTGACGCTCGCGCTCGGTCAGATGAACGCGAAGGGCAAGGTCTCAGCGCAGGAAATCAATCAATTGGCAGAAGCGGGAATTCCCGCCTGGGACATGATCGCAAAAAAAATGGGCATTGGCATTCCCGAGGCGATGAAGCTCGCGGAGAACGGTGCGATCTCATCGGGCGTCGGAATTAACGCGGTGATGGAGGGCATGCAGCAGAAGTTTGGCGGCGGCATGGAAAAGCAGTCGTCCACGCTGGCCGGTGTCTGGTCGACGCTCAGGGACTCGGTGGGACTGGTGATGACCGAGATTGGTCAAGAGATCATGTCCGCCTTTGACTTGACGGGTTCGATCTCTTCGTTCACCGAATTCGTGAACACGTTTCGCTCCACCTGGATGCCAGCCATCCGCGGCGGCATCCAGGCCGTTGCCGAGACCTGGCGGGGAACAATGATCCTTTTCCAGGAGGCCTGGAACGGCTGGCTGGGACAATCGGTTTCATTGCTCGTTGATTTTGTGGCCAACTTCGACCTGTATTTTGGTGTTCTGTATCAAAACGTAATTCTATGGGCCTCCAACAGCTTGAATACCGTCACGAATTTCTTCAACAATGCTGCTCAAATGGGGGGCTGGTTCGTCGACAATCTTGGCAATTTCTTCGTGTCGGCCGGCCAGTTTGCGATTACCGTGTTTCAGAATCTCGGAGAGAACATTCGCGGTGTCTGGTCGGGGATTTTGAGTTACATCCAGGGCAACGGCTTCAAGTTCAACGCGACTCCGTTGCTGGATGGATTCGAGTCAACAATCAGCGCCATGCCGAACCTCACCTCCGCGGCGATTGCGGATACGACACACGAACTCGATCGGTTATACGAAGAACTCGGAAATCGACAGGCGGAGGCCACCGCCGGGGCGATTCAAGCGGCCGTTCCCGCAGTTGCCGAGGCGGCCTTTGTGCCGCTGGCGGAAGAGGATCTGGCGGGCAAGAAAGAAAAAGACACAAAGGAAAACGAAGAGAATCCAGAGGACGGAGAGAGGAATGAAAAATCAAGCGGAGATTTCGCAGGCGCGCTCACAAAAGGTTCAGCCGAAGCGGTGGCCGCGATTCAACGCGCTCAGTTCGGCGGTTCGGGGCCGAACAAGAAACTCGAAGACCTCGGGAAAAAGCAACTGGAAACTCAGCAGAAAATGGCCATCGCCTTAACGGCGCTGGCGGACGGCAAGGGACAGTTGGAAGAAGAAGTGGCCGACTTCGGCTGATGGGAATTGACTGCGCATGGCGTTTTTAATCGGCAGCATCATTGAGCGTGACAGCGAGGGCAGTGTCGACAAGGACGGCAAGGTCTCGCGATCGCACACAGAACGCTTTCGCTGCGAAAGTGATTCACCGATTGGCACTGCAACCGCAGGGGTGATGCTGGGATATCGTCCCGGTCAGCCGCACCCGGAAGACCCGCTGACCAACCTCAAAAGCGTCAAGATCAAGGAGCTCAATCATCGCAATCCGTGGCGGTTCGATGTCACGGTGACATATTCCAACAATGTTCCCGATCAGAGTGAAATTGAGGATGACAACCCGTTCAACACCCCTGCAAAAGTCCGCTGGGAGGACGGCGATCAAGAGATTGCCATCACGCAGGACCGCGACGGAAATGCGATCTTGCTGCCCAACAAGCGGCCGTTCAATCCGCCGGTCAAGATGCTGATCCCCGCCGGGCGGCTGGTTGTCAACAAGAACGAGCGCCGCCTGGACGTCGACCCCGGCTTGAGCTATCGCAAGCATGTCAATTCCAACACCTACGCGGGCAAAGATGAGGGCACGCTGCTGCTGCTGTCGATCAGCAGCGAACGCGATTCCAAAAACGGAGTCATTTTCTACCCAACAGAATATGTTTTCGTGTGGAATCCCCAGGGGTGGAACGAAGAAATTCTGTCGCAAGATACGCACGAATTGATCAACGACGAATGGCGTCCGATCCTTGACGAAAAAAAGAACCCGCTGACGGACCCGGTCCCGATCGATGAAGATGGAGCAAGAATTCCTGCGGAAAACCTGCCGCAAATGGCGCATTACCAGAAAATCAACAAGTATCCCGAAGCCAATTTTGAAGCCCTGCGTCTGCCGGTCTGAGGTGTTGAATGGCCATTGAATACCGCGACTGCGTGATTGAGTTCACCTACACCCAGGGGACCGGTACGCTCACACTGGCGGGTAAACCGCCCGGCTGGCTGACCGCACTCGAAGCCTTTGGCGCGGGGGATCACGAGTCGTATTGGATCTGCCGCAGTGCCGCCGGGCTATGGGAGATGTTTCGCGGCACGGTCAACGGGACGTTGCTCACGCGCACGGAAGTCCTTTCGAGCAGCAACGACGGCGCGGCGGTGAACTTTCTGGCGGGTCGCAAAGAGGTTCGCTGCACGCTCCCCGCCGAGGTGGCTGATATTCTGACCAACGCCGCGGGCGACGTGATCCTGAAAAATGGCTCAGTGGCCTTCACCGAAAACCAGTCGCTCGGCAACCACAAATTGATCAACGTCCTCAATCCGACCGCGGCGCAGGACGCCGCGACAAAGGCCTACACCGACGCCGGCGACGCCGCCACACTGGCGGCCGCGAACGCCTACACCGACGCCGGCGACGCCGCCACACTGGCGGCCGCGAACGCCTACACCGACGCCGAGATTGCTGGCATCGTGATTCCCGCCCCTGACGGCGGTGTGTTGCCGCCGGGATCAACGACAGATCAGGCGCTTGCCACGTGGGACGGCACTGAGGGCGTCTCGCTCCGCGACAATCCGGGCTGGACCATCGTTCCCGCGTCGCAAAAAATGAAGGCCAAGTGCCGCTACATTCCGCGTTCGGCTGTCGTCAGCGGCGCGAACCCCAACCTTGACTGCAATCTCACCGACAACCAACGAATGCTGCTCACGGCGAATGCCGTGCCCACGGTCAGCAACGCCACGATTGACCAGTTTTTGTACGTGCGCATCCGCCAGGACGCCACGGGGGGCCGCACGCTCGACTGGTCGAGCGTCAACGTGCAGTGGGTCGGCGACGAGGACCACGTCATGACCTCGACCGCCAACCGCGAAGACGCCGTGATGCTCCACTGCGTCGCGATCGACGGCTACGGCAACCCGGCGTTTCTCGGGTATGTGATCGGGCAGGACACCCCCATTGTCGATAGCTGGAGTTGAGGCATGCCAATCCTGCAGCCGACCAGCGACATCCTCCAAAGCGGGAGTTGGTTTGCCGATCCCACGCCGGGGGTCTTCTGGGACAAGCTCACCGATTCGCCGTTGTCGCCCAACATCGCCACCGTCATCCGCACGTCAGACAATGCAAACAGCTTCATCGTGTTCGGGGCCTCGGCGCTGACGGGTCTCCCCAGCGCGTTGACGGCCAGGCTCTTCATTGGCAGCAACCTCCCGCTGGGGGCGGAATGCTTCCTCAATGGATTCAGCCTGTTTGACACTGGAGCGGAACACAGCGTGGCTTCCTGGTCGGGACCTCAGACGCTGAATGACCCCGAATTGTTAGAACTGCCGCTCACGATCGCACCGGGAACCTACGACCTGTCGGCACCCCAGTTCCGTATCGACGTCGAGATCGACGCAGAATTCGCCAGGACCATCACGATCTACGCCGCTGATGTCTTGTTGAGCTATGGCAGCGGCCCCGGCGGTCAGCGCGCCCGCAATGCGGCTGTCCTGCAGCAGTTTTTGGGAGCCTGAACGTGCAGTGCGAATTGGAGTCGCTGGGCAGCCTAGTGCAATGCCGCGTCTGCGGTGGCCAATTCAATCCTGCGCGGGTGGACCTGGCCACGCTGCCGGACTGCTCCGGCGCTCCATCCTCGCTGTCATCCGCGGACCGCGGTGTCGCTGCGCGGCCGCAGGCGGGAAATCAATGCGCGATCATCATCGCCGGTCGCAACAATGCGCAGTATCTTGCTGAAGCGATTGAGTCCGCTCTCGCGCAGACAGTTCCGTGCGACGTGATCTACTCTGACGACGCATCATCCGACGACAGCCTTGCGATCGCCAGCCGGTACCTGAGCCGCGGACTGATCGTCGTCACCTCGTCGACGCAAGGGGGCCCCTGCGCCGCACGCAACCGAGGAGCCGACGCCACCCGCGCGCCGCTCCTGTGCTGGCTCGACTCTGACGATCGCCTGCCGCCCAACTATCTGGCGCAGCATCTGGCCGCCTGGGAACCGGGAGTTCCGTTCGTCTACGGTCCCGCGCAAACGTTCGACAATGGAGCCTCAAAGCTCTGGCCTGCGCCAGAGTGGCCCCATTACGACCCCTGGCGCTGTAACACGGTCAATACGTCGGCCCTGTATGATCGCCACGCATGGGAGGCAGCCGGACGCTGGGATGGCTCCTGCACCACAATGTGGGATTGGGATCTAAGCCTCAGGGCCGCCCGCCGGGGCACGCTCCCGCCGCGCCGCTCACCCGCAACAATGCATTACCGCTGGCATCCCGGATCGTGGTCGCACGCCATCAATGAGGCGTCGCACGGCTGCTGCTGGCGCGAGCAGATTCGTCGCAAGAACGCATCCCTCAGCGTGGTCTGTCTGCTGTCCGGGCGTCTGCCGGATCTGCTGGGGGATTGGCTGGAGCGGATCGCGGCCTCGGTCTACTTCGCGCATCTGCGGCAGCCGGTCACATTTGTTGCGCTGCTGCACAATGAAGCCGCGCAACTGCAGGAGCGGCTCCTGCAGGGACTCCAGCGACATGCCAGCACCTTTGTATCCTGGCGCGTGGAGCGCTGGCAGAATCGCCTGTTCTGGGACGACGAACCGAGCCGCCGCGATGCGGTGGCGCAGTTCATGGCGAACGGTTGTCAGGCCCTCCGGGACCGCGCGCCGGGCGATCTGCTCTGGTTCGTCGAGGATGACATCCTGGTGAAGCGCGATACGTGCGCCAAACTCTTTGCCGCGGCGACGGCGGGGGACTGCCCGCCGTACGCGGTGGGCAGTCCCTATCGCAATCGCCACGTCCCCACTCAATTCGTCGGCGGCCATCAGGTGAGCGGCCGCTGGGCAGAACTGCAGACGCTCCCGACCGCCGACGTCGTGCCGGTCGATTTCACGGGCACGGGGTGTTTGATGACCTGGGCCGATCGCCCGGCGATTCCCAAAGAATGGCGCTCCCATGAACAATGCGTCGCGGCCCACGACTGGGCCTACTGTCTCGACATCCGCCGCTCCGGCGGCCAGGTGCAACTCATCACGAGTGCCCCCGTGGGACATGCCCGGACCGTAGCAGATGTCCTCTGTCCCTGAAAACTAGACCAAGGACTGACTACACGGTCCAAGCCGTGGCCAACGCCGCTTCTGCGATCTCGCAAGTGACCACACGCAAACCGGCAGACTGGACAGTGTCCATTGCCGAGCGCAAGGCCTCGTCGAGGCTGTTGGCTTCACGGTCAAAGACCGCGAAGCGGCGGCCGTCGCGCTCTCCGATGTTGGTGTCGTCCCCTCCGGCCTCGTAGATCGCGTTGGACCAATCGTCTAGATCCCTCTGGCTGTCGTCGCACAGCCAGAGGGTGAATTCGTACCGTTTCACGCTTCGTCTCCTCGGTGTGGGCAATCATCGACGTAGGCGATGATTCGTCGGGCGTGGCCTTGCGGATCGACAGGGGTGGACCAGACGCTCATCCGGCAAGTCCCGCGGCGACCGGCCGGGCACATGATAATACAAAACGCGTGGCCTCGCGATTTGCGGATCGTCCAGCCCTTGCTGGCGGCGTATTCCAAGGCGGCCTGGATGTGTTTATTGGGATGACGCATGGCGGATTCCCGAAAGAGGGGGCGGGGTGTCTGTCCCCCGCCCCGGTCTCGTTGTCTCAGTTGTTCGGGCAGTTCGTTTCAGCTTCCCGCTTTGTGCTGTAGGTCCCGTAGACCAGGCCACTCCAGTAGATCACCAGCCATTTCCCGTTGCGTTCTTCAATTTTCCAGTCGTTGCGATTCATCGTTCGGTTCCTTGCGTTGGGGTTGTCGTTTGCGTCTGGCACGAGTATTATACGGTTGGACCACATATCCGCAACAGGAAAAAATGGTGCAACCGCAAAAAAGTCAGAAAAAGACCAAAACCGCAGAAAAACAGGGGGAATCAGTCAAGAAACGTCCGCGTGGTCGACCGGCGACCGGCCGTGTCGCTACGCAGATCGTCGGCATCAGGGTTTCCCCGGCCGAGAAAGAGCAACTCCAGAGCCAGGCGGCAGCCGCGGGACTGAGCCTACACGCGTATGTGCGTCAATGCACGGGCTTGTCGGAGTGATCTTCTCCCGCCGCCAAGCAGGCCGCGCAGGATCGCAGCGTCTGCTTGGCGCAGATCCGGTTCAGCGTGCATTCTCCGTGCACCGCACACGAGAACACCGGGAACTCCCGGCCCCGCAGGCCGCATAAGTCGGCGGTCTGCAATCGGCTCTGCGGACCGCGGTGATGGCACTCCAATGCCACGACAGGCAGCGACAGCGGCAACCCCGCCGCATCGAGAGCGGCTCCCGCCAGCCGCTGCGCCTCGGCGACTTCGATGCTGATCACCGGGCACGCGCTGCATTGCTGCAGCGCGACGATCTGTCGCCCGCCCGGCGTCGCTGCAGCGTGATCCCAACGGCAGACGCAGCGCTCGCGGGAGAGGAGTTGCCGTCGATGAGGACAATTGGGGAGTGGGATCATAAGTCGTAGCAAAAGACAATCGGCGTGTGGATGGGCGTCAGGTTGATGCTGGCTGGGGCATCGCAACCGTTCAGGAGCGGGCTGTCGGCATCGGGCGGACCTGAATTGCATTCGTCGGTCTGCGCGAGGGTGAGCGAGCCGCCGCTGTAGCTTCCAGGAATCGGTTCGTAACTTTCCGGGACCCCAATTGAAAAACCGACGTCGGAGACCACAGCGCCACAGCCGATGCAGTTGACCACGACATCCAGCGGCCGCTCTTGTTCCGTGCAGTCGTTGCCGACAACCCAGAGAAATGCATCGGTGTCGCTGCTGGTGGCTCCCGGCTGAATCGCGGTGCCCAAGAAGTTCATGGGAGACCATGAGCAGCCCTTATTGATGATCTTGCATGTGGTCAACGCGGATGTGCAGGGATCACCGGGGCAGCCTTCCGCCGTGACGCCGCTCACTTCCCAGTCTTCGACCTGCCAGCCCACCGGCGGATTTCGCCGCAATTCCTCGGGGCAGTCAGAGCAGGGCACGACATCCCCACAGGTCCAAGATGGAGTTCCGCTCGACCCGAAATTCGCGATGACGCTGGCGTCATCCCACCACGCCCCCACCCTCAATATCTGCTCTCCGGCCGTAGCCGCAGTCTTGTAATACAATCCGCCGTTGACATAAAACAGCCACTGGTAATTCCCCGATCCGAGGGGGTATTCGACACGACGGAACACCATTGCCAGGGTGCTTACGCCGCCACTGACGCGGCCGATGCTGCGCAGGTTTCTGAGTGCCGTCGCGCCGCCGGTGGGGTTGCCCGCATCATCGCACGCCGCATGGTAGACCATGCCGGGAAACGTGGGTGACAAGAGTCCCTGGCGATCCCAGTAAATCAAATCGTGGCCGACAAAGATTCCGATTTTTGCATTCGCCGAAATCCCGTACGGAGTCGTCGTGATCGTGGCTGCAACGGCAATCTCTCCCAATGTTGAGAACCCGCCGTCATCGAGATTGTGGATCTCGGTGTAGACCGAGCCGCTGTTGTTGTTTTGCTGCCCGGATGGATACGTTCCGGCCATGCGAAACGGCGAACCGAAGTTCGCGGCATACACGTCGAACGGCACCAGTGTCGTGGCCGATCCGTGGACCATGTCCCGGTTGCGCGTCGTCCCGCCGAAGCTGGCGCCGCCGTCCTGACAGCGATGCGTATGACGACCGCAGGTCACACCCCACCATTCCCAGGATCCGCCGTTAATTCCGAGCATTCCCAGGCGGGACTGTTCGGGCCATGAGGCTGGAGTATGATCAATAAATTCCATCGGCGATTGAATGCAGAATGTGGCCAGCATTCGCACTTTGGCGGTGCCGTCTTGAAATCGCACGATGTAGGCCGTCGCCGCGGTGCGTTCGAGATCTTGCACAGTCAACTCGGCGATCACTGTGCCCAGCGTCGCCGTGCCGTCGTGCTCATGCAGTCGCCAGGCCAAGTCCTCGTCGTGAAACATGAGGGCATAAACGCCACCCATGATGGCGCCCTGGACGGAACCGGGAACGCGGCGCAGACCGCACGTCAGAATATAGACGTAATGTCCCGCGGCATCGTAACCGTAGGGGATCCCCTGCGGCTCGATCGTGGTGCGGATGGTGAGCTGCGCTGTGGTGTCTCCGGCAAGATTCAGCACGGCCTCGCCGGCGTCGTGCTCGAACCCGGCATCGCCGGTGAAGCGACGGGTCTGATACTCAGCGCCCGGCGGGTCAATCCACTCGGTGCGCGAGGAGGTGTTGTTGCCGCCGAAACAGACGGGAGTATCACAGCAAACGCACGGCCGCCCCATCTCGCAAATCTCCGTTTACGGGCAGCCCACCCAATAGGGAGACCATTCTCCGTGCAGGAACTCCACTTTGATGAAGGCTCCCTCAACGCCGGAAAGACTATGATCGCGGTTGACGACGGTGAGGATTAAATCCTCATCGTCAATCATATGGACCGGGTTAAAATTGCTTTCCGGGTCGGGAGTCCAGACCTGCATCAGCGCGGTTGTCGCGTCGGTTGTGCCGATTCCCGGCGGAGCCAGATCGCCGAGCAGAACACCGATATAGCGAGTCTGCCCCGCTGGACGTGCGATGGTTCCGCCGCGAGGCGTCCCGTTGATGTCCCGCAGCACGGATTCGACGACTTTCGCGGTCGCTTTGGCAGCCCGCTCGGAAAGCCGGTAACCGGTCATGTCCGCACCCGCGAGACACCCTGCGTCTCAAATTTCACGCCGTAATTCGGGCACTCAATCACCATGCCCAGCGGTTCGTTGGCGGTGATTGAGTTGTCGCGACTGAGTCTCCCCAGGTAAGCGTTGCGCTCACCGCCGACATTCTCCAGTTCGATCTCGACCGCCCCGTCAATGGCGAGATACCAGACGCCCGCCGCCAGTCCGTTGAGGCTGGGCACGAAGTCGCCGTCCCCGACAGAACCGACGAGTGCGAACGTGTCGGCCGTGACGCTGGAGATCGTCCAGAGGCCGTTGGCGGCATCGTTGCCGCGGACTTGCGAGACGATGACACGCTCTCCGTTGGCGCGGCCGTGGGCTGGAGACGTGATCACGATCGGGGTCGCGTTCGTCGCGTGGGTGATCTCCGGGACCGGCTCGAAGCGATGTCCGATGTGGACCACGAGTTCAGCGTCCGTGATTGGCTCGCCATCCTCCTCCAGCGAGAAATCGTTGAGGTAAAGGTTCATGTCGTTTTCGATGAGGATCTGAAACGCCATAAACCTCTACCTCGGCAGCGACTGGAGGGAGACGCCGATTGCGGGCTTGGCGTCGGAGCGGCCGAGGTAACGCGGCAGCACGGCCAGCCGGGCGACGATGGCGAACATGGTGCGCAGCGCAGGAAACTCGCCAAACGCGTACGTACCGATTTCGCTGTGACCGAACATGCAACGCCCCCTGCAAGAACAGGGGGCGTTTCCGACGAGTCCTATGGCGAAGGCGTGATTGTGAGAATGCGGGATCGCGGAGTCCCGGCAGTAATCTCGAATTTGACGCCGCTGGCGGTCATTGTTCCGCCGCTGACGTGCTCTTCAACCCACTTGCGGTTACTGACAGCGTCTCCATTTGTGTAGGGAGCGCTTCCTACGAATCCTAGAAACCATGTTGCCGAATCGTTCGTGTCATCTTCATCGTGGTCGAGATTCAGCGCAGTGGCTTCGATTCTAGTGACGTTACTGGGTGCGGAACCGTGAATATGGCAGTGGAATTCCATGCCATCCTGGATCAGAGAACAGGTGTTGGAATACGATGATTCTGACTGAAACGGACCGCTCCGTTTGAAGCCGCGATTCGTCAGGTTCAAATAGATGTCGACAGGCTGCAGGCCGGGGATTGTCGCGATTTGTGGCGAAACAGCGGTTGTGGCCGAAGATAGGTTCGGGGCAACCGGAACGTTGCTGCGGGGCAGAAAAAACGCGGCAATCACGCATGTCGCAATTGGGGCAACGGTAATGATCGCAATCCAGGTCAGACAACCGGTTCTCTTCTTGCTCACTCTGCGCTCCACTGTAAAAGAAGCTGGAATCTGATTTCAGTATTTTCCGTTCGGAAGCGACTTGCAAGCCAAATCTTTTGCGGTATACTTTCGACCACTGGAAAGATTCCAGTTGTGAACTGACGCCATCACCGACAGGGTCGGCTGAGTCGTGCGGGGCACTACCTGCGCAGAGCGGCAAAGATGTCGCTGAAATGATCAAGCAATCGACTTCCGCGTCGCCTGCAGCCCACTCCCAAGCCTGGCTACACACTGCGTTCGCTCGCGAATTCGCGTGGCATCAGGGCGACTCTTCTCCGCCTGAAACAGTCTCGCGACAGCATTCGTGATTGACGTTTCGCGACGCGCACGCTAAGACGTACCTTGCTTCGCTGGCAGAGCGGGCGGCCGTGGCGTGTGTCAGCACCCACGGCTCATGGACCCCGGACCGCAGAACGGAATCACATGCCTTTCGCCCAGCGGCGTTCTATCTCCGCTGGCGCGCGCGGTCAACTGCGCGTGTCAGCAATTCTTCCTCGCCCACCACCGCGATGACGTTGCGATTCTACAGGCTGGCGGTGCGTGTCCGCGAGCCTCAAATGCAAAACCCGTCAGGTGGTGGAACACCCAACGGGCTGCAGTCAACACAATCAGTGCCTAGTTTTCTCAGGACAGGGCACACTGATCGTAGGGACGCTATGCGCCAAGATCAAGCGGAAAACGATCCAAATTCGGCGGATTCTGTCCGCTCGCCCATGCTGTATTATCCGCCACGATTTCGTTTGGGTGAGGTCTATCTCGTTGACGAATTTCGTCAAAACTGCAATCTCGCCGAGAAGACAATTTCGCACTGGGAACGCGAGGGAGACCTCGTGATCTATCGCCCAAAAACTAAGGCTGGTTTCGTCTTGACCGACGAAGTCTTAGCATGCTGGCGACGGCTCACTCAGTCAAAGTGAACACGACTTCCAGCCGTAGCGCCCGTGTGACTCACAGTTGCACTGGCGCTTTTTTGTGCTGAATTATAGGCTATCTTGCAAAATGCCCGGAAGCCACGGT